CAGCCTGTGCCTGTTCCAGGACGATGATGTCATCCGCGTTGCCCGGGGTGTAAATACTCTCCAGACCATCACCGGGGACCTTACGGAAGATATGAAGAAAATCACAGTGGTGGAAGCCATGGACCTGATTCAGGAGGATATCATCCGAACCTTTAAGACGTATTACCTGGGCAAGAAAAAGAACACGGCGGACAACCAGGCCCTCTTTGTCTCTGATATCTCCACCTATTTGCAAACCCTGGCGGAGGAGGATGTCATTGACCGGGAGAGCGGGATCTCTGTGGCCGCCATGCGGGTGGCTTGGGAAGGGGCGGGAACCTCTACCGCGGAACTCAGTGACGCTCAGGTCAAAAAGAAGACCTTCCGTTCCCAGGTCTTTGTGGCGGCCCAGGCCCATGTGCTGGACGCCATGGAAGACATGAAGATGGTCTTTACCATGGGTTGAGAGGAGGCGCAGCATGGGAAAATTCAATAGCAATAAAGTGATCCGCGGAACCTCTGGCCGGGCCTGGGTGGATGGGGACTTGATGGCCAATGTGAAAAGTTTTGAGGCCAAAGCCACCATTGATTATGAAGATTTGGACATCAACGGTGATTTTGGGCAAAAGAAGCGGTATATGGGGTATTCCATCGCCGGGACCATGACGCTGCACAAATTCGACAGTTACATCCTGAAAAAATATCAGGCCGCGATTATGAGCGGGGACCTGCCGGAGATGAAAATTGTTGCTTCCCTGGCAGACCCCCAGAGTGACGGGACCCAGCGGGTGGCGCTGTATGATGTGCATCTGGATGAGATCACCTTATTGCAGTTTGAGAACAAGACTGTCCTGGAGGAAGAGGTCCCCTTTACCGCAGGGTCCTTTGAATTCCTGGACCTGATTGAGTAAAGGAGGATTTTTATGGCGGTTTTAACCATTGAGGAACTGCTGGCACGAAAAGAGCAGCAGGCCCAGAAAGGCAAACCTGCATGCAAGTCGGTGTTTATCCCTGGACTGGGCGGCGAGGTGGAGGTCGTCCCCATGGACCCCAGCAAGTTTTTGGAGTATTCGTTTCAGCTGGGCAATAGCAACGGCGATGGCGCGGCCATGCTGGATGCCCAGTGCGCCATGATCTACGCCTGCTGTCCTCTCTTCCATGACCGGCAGCTGCAAGATGCCTACGGGTGCCAAGAACCCCACGAGGTGATTGCAAAGGTGTTTGGATACGATTTGGACGGTATGAATGCGCTGACGGAAGCAATCACTTCTTTTTACAGTGCCCCAGAGGAAGAAGTAAAAAACTAATCCGGGGCGATGCGGACCTGGCTACCATCGCCCACTTTGTAACCCAGGGATATCCCCTGCGGGAGTTGGTCAGCCTGCGGCCCATGGAGCTGGCCTTCCTCCGCTGTGCTTGGATGCTGGAATTAGAATATGTCGAGGAGGCTTTCACCCGTGGCAACAAAAACCGTTAATATTCTGTTGAAGATGAACGATCAGTTCACTTCCAAATTGGTGAAGGCCGGAAAGGTGACCAAAGAGCAGAAGCGGGCCATGGACAAATGTGCCAGCTCCGCCATGCGATTTTCTAAAACGGTGCAAACGGGCTTTACCAGTGTGGTCAAAAACATCGGGAAAGCCGGCGCCGCCCTGGCTGGTTTTTCCTTTGCCGGTTTGACCGCTGGATTTGTCGCCTTGGGAGACGCGACAGAGGAGTACCGCAAGGCCATGGGGAAGCTCAACACCGCGTATCAAGCGGCAGGATACAGCGCGGCGGCGGCCCAGACGAGTTATAAAGAATTTTATAAAATTCTGGGGGACACCGATACCGCCACAGAGGCCAGCCAGCTGCTGGCAAAGCTGAGCAAAAGCGAGGCTGACGTGACCAAGTGGACCCGGATTGCCGCGGGGGTTTCCGGCACCTTTGGAGACGCTCTGCCCATTGAGGGACTGATTGAATCCGCCAACGAGACCGCGAAGGTGGGAAAGGTGACGGGCGTCCTGGCCGACGCGCTCAACTGGGCCGGAATCAGCGAGGACCGTTTTAACCAGAAGCTGGCGGCAGCTGGGAATGAGGGAACCCGGAACACACTAATCATGGAGACTCTGGGCGCTACCTACGAAAAGGCTGCCGACGCTTTTTACGCCAATAACAAGGCCCTGGTTCAGTCACGAGCCAACCAGGTGGCCATGCAGAAGGTGACCGGCGCCCTGGGCGAGGCCAGTGTCATTGCAAAAAATAAACTGTTCGAGTTGGCCGGGGCTACTGAGGAGGGCGGGGTCAGAAGCGGGTCCGCCCTGGCTTGGATCATGGAAAAGGCGGAGGCATTCAAAGCAAAGCTGGAGAGCCTTGATGTCAGTCAGTTTGCCCCGAAAGTGACGCAGGCGTTGACCCAGATTCAAAATGGTGTTTCCACAGTATGGGGATATATCCAGCCGGTTCTGTCCTATATCGTACAGAACGCCGGAACGATGATCCCTTTGATTTTTAAGATCGTGACAGCTGTCTCTGCCCTCTCTGTTATCGCAAGCATTGCCACGAATATCATCTCATTCGTGAGTGCGGCGAAAACAGCCATTACGGTAATCAAGGGGGTTGGCGGCGCAATTACAGCTCTGACCGGAGGCCCGGCGACGCTGATTATGACGGCAATCTCTCTACTGGTTGTTGGGTTTGTGTCTTTGTACAACAACAGTGAGACCTTCCGAAACGCCATCAACAAGCTGGGCAATGGGATCAAAACGGTTTTCACGGCGGTCAAGGATGCTGTCGTCTCCCTTAAGGACAAGTTTATCTCCGCTTTTGAGACCATCCGAAAGAAGGTCTCCAGTATTGTGGAAAAGATCAAGGGATTTTTGCAGCCTTTGGTGGACTTGTTCAACAAAGTGAAAGATGGGGTTGCCAGTATAGGGGGCAAAATCAAGGGATTCTTTGTGGGTGACGCCAGTGGTCATGCTACCGGCACCCCATACTTCCCAGGCGGTCCCACCCGGATCAATGAGGGCGGCCGGGGAGAAATTGTGGACTTGCCCAACGGGACCCGGATTATTCCCCATGATGTGGCAAAGAAGTCCCAGGGCGGTACCTCCATCGTGGTTCACGTTACCGTGCAGGGAAACGTGATCGGAAACCGCCAGTATATGGAACAGACGGGCGCGTATATCGCCAAGAAAATCATGGCTGCACAGGGGGTTGTGTAATGGATTTTATCCTGTCCTATAACAATAATGAGATGGTAATGCCCTTCCCGGTGGTCCCCAATGGGGGGATCTCCTTAACCCGAGACCAGGACAATATCACCTTTGACGGGGTCAACTATGAGCTACAAGCCATCGGAACCATGAACCTGGCCTCTTTTGAGCTGTCCAGCATTTTCCCCAACCGGCCCTATCCGTGGCTGCGCCCCGGGTCTGTGGCGGATGGGTGGGCCTATGTGCGGACCATTGAGGCGGCCCGCCTGCGGCGGATTCCCTTCCGGGCCATCCATCTGGACAACGATGGGACCGAACTGTTCAATCTCCCGGTGACGGTGGACTCCTTTGAATATGGACGGGATCAGGCCGGGGACGTGGCCTACACCCTCTCCTGCAAAGAGTATCGGTTTGCCATCCCGGTGGACCTGGAGGAGCTGGCGAAGCCGGCAGATGCCAAGGGAGAGGCAACCCAGACGGAATCACAGCGGCAGGAAAATACGGGGACCTCTCCCGAGGGCAGCTATCAAAAGAAGTACGACAGCGATGACGCTGTGATGATGGCCCGGACCATGTGGAACGAATCCCGGGGTATCCAGAGCAAAACGGAGATTGCTTGCATTGGGTGGACGGCGCTGAACCGGGTGGACGCCGGGGCCGCGGCGGGGTTCCGGGATACCCTTTCGGGGGTGCTGACTCAGGCAAATCAGTTTGCCTACACCGCCAGCGCCCCCACCACCAGCGACTATGGCTATAACCTGGTGGAGCTGGCCACAGATGTGCTGGACCGGTGGAGCCGGGAAAAGGCGGGGCAGACCAATGTGGGCCGGGTTCTTCCCAAGGCTTACAAGTGGTATGCCGGAGACGGAAAGCACAACTATTTCCGAAACCAATACCAGGGCGGGACCCGGTGGAATTACAGTCTGCCCTCCCCTTATGAGAACTGAGGTGACGGCGTATGGCAACGCAAGTGGAGCAGGCGGTGGCCTGGGCCAAGAAAAAACTGGGCGTTACCATGTACAAGGGAAAATGCCAGGCATTTGTGGCGGATTGCTATGCCTATGGCGCTGGGATGACCCGGCGCTCTGCCAGCAGCGCGAAAGTCGCCCGGAACCTTTGGCGGGTGAGTACCAGCCAGTCCAATATCCCTGTGGGCGCTGCGGTCTATTTTGACAGCCCCACCTCCCCGCAGTATGGCCATGTGGGCCTTCACATTGGGAATAACCAGGTAATCCATGCCTTTGGAACCGTAAAGCAAATGAGTGTGTCTGCCATCATCGGGTGCGGCTATGCCTGGCAGGGCTGGGGTTGGAACGGCGGCGTCAAGCCCACCGGGGCGGGCACCACTGTCCCGGCGGGGACTTCGGACGGGGGGACAGAGAATGCCTCCCAAGGCGAGTCCGTGATCCACATCCCCCAGACCGAAAAGGTCTACACTGTCTATGAGCAGGACACCCCGTATAAGCTGCCGGATGTCTATGCGTACCAGTGGCAGTCCTATGAGAAGAAAACGGTGCTGGACATCTCGGACCGGGTGGGCAGTCCCTCTCTCTCCGACGATTCTGACAGTGTATGCCTGGAGCTGACCTTTCAGGTGCTGCAAGCCACTGGGGAGAAGTATTTTAAGCCCCTGGAAATCCGGCCGGGAGATTATGTCTCCGTGGTAAACACCAACAGCAAGGAATGCGTCTTCACCGGGCAGGTACAGGCGGTGAGCGGGTCCTATCGGGAATCCCTCTCTGTCACCTGCCATGACAACGGGCGTCTGCTGACCACCAATGACGTTATCATCCAGTTTGACAACGTGGCGGCCAAGACTGCGATTGCCCAACTGGCCGCCAAGGTAGGGATTCCAAGTCTTTCCTGCCCGGACTTAATCAGCAGCGTTTATTCCCTGGAGAAAAACAACGCAGCTACCATTGTCCAGGACATTCTGGAGACGGTGACCGCAGAAAACGGGGTGACCTACTTCCCGCGGATGATGGGAAACACCCTGGTGATCCGGTCTTACGGAGACACCTGTGTCCGGGGATTCTGCCGCCAGGAGGAAAACTTGGCCCCCTTTGATGTGATGACGGAGTGTGACGCCCCCCAGGTGGGCTGGGATATCAATGACCTAAAAAATGAAATTGTGGTATACAGTGAGGCGGATAACTCCGCCACCGTACAGGCCAAGGCGGAGGATGCAGCCGCTGTGCGGCGATACGGACGACGTGTGGGCCTGGTGACCTTCTCCGACCAAGACACGGTGACCGCGTCTGCCAAGGCCCAAAACACGTTACGAGAGAAAAGTGTGGTCAAAGAGACGTTTTCCTTGACCACCTATGGCAGTGACCGGATTGTGGCCGGGGTACGGATGAAGGTGGACCTGGCAGAGATCCGGGGGGAATTCTGGGTGACCGCGGTGACCCACGATCTGGGACCACCCCATAGAATGACCCTGACCATGAGGAGGGCTGAGTGATGAGCTGGGAGCATGCCATCGCCCGGGAATTGAAAAAACGGGACAATCCAGTGTATTATGCCTGGTTTTCCGGGGAGGTGACCTCCCCGGTCCAAACCACAGACGAGGAGGGCCACGTGAATTACTCCGGGCCGACGATTGTCTCTTGCTTCGACGGGGCAGTCCAGCTCCGGGCAGACCGGCTCCAGCAGATCCCTGGGGCCGAGCCTTACCACGCTGGACAGCGGGTCGCCCTGCTGGGGCATCCCTTTGCCAAAGAGCCGGGCAGTCAGAAAATTTTGATTTTAGGAGTGGTCACGGATGTTATTTAATCAGACGGAAGAACAACGCCAAGAGATGACCGCCCAAGACGATGGGGTACTTGGCGTCTCCTTTGCCTTTGACTGGAAGGCCGGGCATTATGAAATGGCGGCGGGTTCCCCGGTGGAGATCAGCGGGACAAGGGCGGCCCAGGCATGGTTGCAACAGGTGCTGCGGACCAAACGGGAACGGTATTCCATTTACCCCACGAACTTTGGTGCGCCGGCCCAGACCCTGGTCGGGCAAAAGTATCCCAAGGGCTTTCTCCTGTCAGAGCTGCGGCGGCAGCTGGCGGAGAGCGCGGCTTACTGCCCGGCCATCCAAGACGTGGGCGACCTAAAGCAGGAGGGAGACGCCATCACGGGGACGGTCTCTCTGACTACCCGTTCCGGGGAACGGCAGGG